TTAATGGTGGCATATCTTTAGAATGATTCTAATTTACAGCCCTACAATCTAGGGCTGTAAATAATTTAAATTATTTATTTGACATCTTATTAAATATGATTATCGTGGGACATGTACAAAACATAAAAACAAACTAACAAATAGGAGTATAAAATGTCAGTACAAAAACAAATAAAAAAGTTGCCAAAATTAAAGGCAGCTACATCTCAAAAGCTTCTTAAAGCTTGTGAGATCAACGACCTTCGAAAATCATATAATAAATTATGGGTAAGTGTTAAAGATGAAACACTTCCAATAGTTGAAGCATTCGGAGGCTTTACAGTGGGTAAGTTAAAAAACAAAGAATACTCACTTGAAATAATCAAAAAAAATGTGACTAGATTTGACGTGAAATCTTTTAAAGAGAAGCACGAAGAAATCTACAAGCAATTCTTGATTAGTGGTCAATCAGTTGAGTTAAAAACAAAATATAAAAAGATATGAATATAACATTACATATTATAATCTTGTTAATAAGTTTTAGCATTGCTTTTTTAGGTGTTATTACTTTTATTAATTTTGATTTTATCATCGGTGGTCTTATGACCATCGGTGGTCTAATTCTTTTTATTAATTCAATTGCGAGGTATTAAATGGGCTTATCTTATAAAGGCTATAATATTAGTTTAAGACCTCTAAAAACTGACAATCTATGGCAGTTGGAACTCGAGAGAAGTGGAGGGGAAGTTGTACACACTTACACAATCGACCCACAAAAAACACTCAAGGCAGTCGAAAATTTTGCTTTAGATGAAGTTGATAAAAGAGTTAAAGAAGACTTAAAACAATAAAATCTTAAACACACGCCCCACACGTGGGGCGTGTGGCTTCCACCTTTAATAGAGGTACCAGTCAAAATTCAAAAATTAAAAAGTTTTTTTTATTTTAAAAAAAATCTTGATTTTGCGATGTTACTACACTTTGACTAAAACTTGTAACACGAATAGAAGTAGTCTATCTTCAAATGATATGGTAAAAGGGGACTCAAATATATTAAAAAATTAAATGACAAACAAAGATTTATTAACCACAGATCAATTACGAGAGAGGCTCGAAAAGGTGTGGCTTAAACATATTAAACTATGTCAAGATAACTTTTTGTATTTTGTTAAGAATGTTTGGCCTGATTTTATATGTAGAACACATAAAGATCCTAATAAGTGGGGACATCATCAACATATAGCTCATGAATTTACTAAGATAGCTAAACATAAAAAAGGAAGGCTCATAGTGAACATGCCTCCTAGACATACTAAATCTGAATTTGCATCCATATACTTTCCTGCTTGGATGATAGGTAAAAACCCTAAAATGAAATTAATGCAGGTATCACACAATGCAGAACTATCTGCAAGGTTTGGTGCTAAAGTAAGAAATTTAATTGATAGTCCAGAGTATAAACAAATCTTTGGAGATGTTAAACTTAGAGAAGATAGTAAGGCTAAAGGACGTTGGGAGACTAATCATGGTGGGGAGTACTTTGCAGCGGGGGTTGGCGGTTCAATCACAGGACGAGGGGCGGACTTACTTATTATCGATGATCCACACACTGAACAAGATTCATTATCAGACAGTGCGATGGAGAGAACTTATGATTGGTATTTATCAGGACCAAGACAACGTTTACAACCTGGAGGCTCAATCGTGCTTGTAATGACAAGATGGGCTCAAGATGATTTAACAGGAAGATTAATAAAAGCAGAAACTGAACCTAAGGCAGATAAGTGGGAAAAAATTTCTTTTCCAGCTTTGATTGGAGAAGAAGAAAACTTACAACCTGTTTGGCCTGAATATTGGGAACTTGATGAATTGGAAAAAGTTAAAGCGTCTATATCCATTAGAAATTGGTCGGCACAATATATGCAGAATCCTACGTCAGAGGAAGGAGCAATCTTAAAAAGAGATTGGTGGATTCCGTGGACCAAGGAACTTCCTACTTTAAAACATGTCATACAATCATACGACACGGCTTTTAGTAAAAAAGAAACTGCAGATTATTCTGCTATCACTACATGGGGAATATTCACGCCCCACGAATCTGGGCCTGATGCAATAATTTTAGTTGATGCCATAAAAGGTAAATACGATTTTCCAGAATTAAAAATGGTGGCCTTAGATCAATATAAATACTGGCAACCAGAAACAGTTATCATTGAGGCTAAAGCCAGTGGGCAAAGTTTATTACAAGAATTTAGAAAGATGGGTATTCCTGTTATGGATTACACACCAGGTAGAGGACAGGATAAACATTCTAGAGTAAATGCGTGTGCTCCCATATTTGAGTCTGGACAAGTTTTTTATCCAAGAGACGAACATTGGGCAGAAGAAGTTATTGAGGAATGTGCAGCATTTCCTCATGGAGAGCATGATGATTATGTAGACAGCACAACACAAGCTATGTTAAGATACCGACAAGGTTCGTTTGTAACGACTTATTCTGACGAGGATGAGATTGAACGTTACAAGCAACGTAAATACGTATATTATTAGGAGATAAGACATGTCAAAAAAATCAAGAAGACGAAATAAGATGTTAGCTGCTATCGTTGGATTAGCAGGTGCATCTAAATTAGGTCTGTTACCTAGTGCTGGAAAAATTGGCATGGGTAAATCAGATGTAATGCAAAAAGCTGCAATGGCTAGAAAAAAAGCTATTAACGCTAAAGGAGCTGCATTAGTAGGTCCAAGAGACAAAGTTATTGAGGGTATCACTAAATTAAAGCCATCAGATATTAAAGGTAGAAATCCAAAATCTATTTATGCTATGCCAGATGGTTCACTAGAAAAAGGTTTAGAGAAATTTAAGAATAAAGAAATTTATGCTAAAACTATGAGAGAAAGAAGAGGAAGAAAAAGTCCTTTAACTACAGAAGGTATAAGCAAAAAAACACCTGGTATCTTTGGTTTTAGATTTAAAGAACCTTTATTTAACAAAGGAAAAATGGTAAAAGCTCGAGGTGGAGGATTAGCCAAGGGTGGTATGAAACCTACAAAACTTTATTAATGGCCGAAATCGAAAAAGCAATCGTTGAGGATGTAGAGACTCCTGAGACTAGTGAAGTTAACATTGAATTAGAATCAGATGAAGCTCCACCTAATATATCTGAAATGGCAGAAGCAGTAGATGATTTTTTCAAAAATATTGCAGAAGACATGTCAGATGAAGTTCTACAAAGAATTTCAAATCGATTGCTTGACGATTATAAAAAAGATAGAGTTTCAAGAAAAGATTGGGAATCATCATACACTAGTAATTTAGATTTATTAGGTTTAAATCAAAAAGAAATGACTCGACCATTTAGAGGGTCAGCAAGTGTTACCCATCCACTATTATCTGAAGCAGTAACTCAATTTCAAGCACAAGCTTACAAAGAATTATTACCATCTCAAGGGCCTGTAAGAACAAGAGTTTTAGGAGCAGAAGATGATGCAAAGATAAATCAAGCTCAACGTGTTCAAGATTTTATGAATTACATGATCACAGAAGAGATGGAAGAATATACTCCAGAGTTTGATCAATTATTATTTTATTTAGCTTTAGCAGGTTCAGCATTTAAAAAAGTTTACTACGATGAAGTAATGCAAAGAGCTGTTTCTAAATTTATACCTGCAGAGGATTTAGTCGTTCCATATTATGCTACAGATTTAATGGATTGTGAAAGAATTACTCATGTTATTAAAATGGGAGAAAATGAAATATTAAAAAAACAAGAAGCTGGATTTTATAGAGATGTAGAACTTAAACCAACTTCTAAGGGTCCAACTGAAATTGAAAAAAAATATCAAGAATTAGAAGGCATTACACCTTCAGCCGATAAACAGTATTCTTATTCAATACTTGAGATGCATGTTGATTGTAATTTAGAAGAATTTGAAATGCAAAATCCTGAAAAACAAGTTAAGGTACCCTACATAATTACAATTGACGAGGGCTCAGGAGAAGTATTATCTATTTATAGAAACTATGAACCTAATGATGAAGCTAAAAAAAGAAATGAATATTTTGTTCATTTTAAATTTTTGCCAGGATTAGGTTTTTATGGCTTTGGATTAACACATATGATAGGTGGATTAAGTAGATCTGCTACACAATCATTAAGACAATTACTAGATGCAGGTACATTATCTAATTTACCTGCAGGATTTAAGTCTAGAGGTATAAGAATTCGTGACGATGACCAACCATTTCAACCTGGAGAGTTTAGAGACGTAGATGCACCAGGTGGAAATATTAAGGATCAGTTTCAAATTTTACCATTTAAGGAACCATCGGCTACATTATACCAATTAATGGGCTTTGTTGTACAAGCAGGACAGAAATTTGCAGCTATAACTAACATGGATACCGGTAATGATATGCAAAATAGAGCTGTAGGTA